TGATGATCTTTGAGGTTTGCTCATAGGCATCGCAGGATCGCTTTCTCTCATTAAGTCTGAATCTACAGCACGCATCGCGTCTGCGGTGAGACCGTCATAGTACTCTTTCCGTTCATTTACTGTTTCTTCAGGAATCCTTGCTAAAATCAACCCACCTACGCCAATTACACCTGCATGTAATCCATCTTGTATAGTTGGAGCATCAAAATCAGGGTACTCTTCTGCACGTACAGGTTCAAAACCTTCACGTACTCGCTTAGACACATTAGACTTATCGTCTTGTCCAAGTACAGATTCCCTAATCCAACGATGCTTAAACCCAGTTGGAGCTGGAGGTGCATCTAATGCAGAGGGTGGTTTCCAAGGTGTTCTGCGAGATACTTTATCTCGAGATGATGCAGATCGGGAGGTACGATCTGTACTAACAGATGTTTCTACTGTTTTATTTGTATTTTTTTCTGTCATGTTTTTACTCCGTTATTGTTTAACATATTTAGCATACTCTTCAAGAGGCACACCAAGTTTTTTCGCTATTGCTACTTGACTCTGTGTGAGTTTTATACTTTTACTGCGTGCTTTATTATTTCTAGCTTGTCTCGAGGGACTTGCGACTCTCTGCACGGGAGAGTCTGAAACTTGTTCATTAGCATTATAGTTGTTAGAACCAAATTTGGAAAGTCTTTTGTCCAACTCTGTATAGTATTCATCAGTTGTGCCATCATAACCTTCTTCCATTAATTCTCTGTGTATACCAAAAGATGCAAAAGTTAAAGCTTGATCTTGTCCAAACCATTCATTCTTTTTTGCCCAAGCTTGAGCTTTTTCATCTGGTACAACTTGTTGTTCTGGTTGTGGTTGAGGAGAAACAACTTGATTAGATTCATTTTCATTATCTTTATCTTTAGTTTTCTTTTGTTCACTTACACGTCTTAAACTTTCAGCTTCTACTGACAAACGAGATAATTTTTCATTAGCTGCGACTATTTTATCTGTGTCACCACTTTCAAAAGCAGCTTTATACTCAGCTTTAGCTGATTCAAGTTCTGTATTAACTCTATTGTCATATTCTGTGAACATAGCTGTGTTCGCAGAGTCTGCTTTTACTTTTAAAGAACTGTTTTCTTCTTGTACTTTTTTTGCCCAAGCAAGAGCTTCAGCATTCTGTCTTTCAGATTCCCGAAGTTTATAAGTAAGTTTATTAATTCGTTTTTGTACTGAGTCACTGTATTCTTCTGTTTCAGTTTTATCTTCTTCAGAAGTGCTAGACTTATCGTCAGCTTCTACAATTACTTCATTTTCAGTATTGTCATCTTTTTCTTCAGAAGGTATTTCGACTTCTACAGCCTCTTCAATCACTTCTTCTGTTTCTGTTGCAAGCGTTTCTTCTTGTTGCATGGTTTCCTCCATGTTGGTTAAGGTTAATAGTCTACTGCTTCTGGATCAGGAATACTAGCTAAAATTTCATCATCGTTTAAAATACGCAGTTCACCACCATCTATTTTAAACCTTGCACCAGCATATCTGCCAAACAACACCCACTCTCCAGCTTTACACCACGGTCCTTCTGGAAATTTATTTAAATCTTTATAAGCGTCTGGACCAACAGCAACGACATAACCAACAACAGAACTTATACTGTCTCTATCAACAGTTTCTTGTACTAATTGTATGCCTCCATCAGTTACAGGAGCTCTTCCTCTTGGTAAGATTAAAATTCTATATCCTGTTGGTTTAGGTAAAATCTCTAATTGAGATGCAATTTCTTCTTCGGTTTTTTGTTTTGCTATAGGTTGAGTTTCTTTTTCCTCGCTTTTATCAAAATTTAATACTATGTCGGGAGTTACATTTTTATCAGTCATCTACTTCTTTCTCCATATTTTTTTGCAGGTCTATTATTTCTTGTTCGGCAGAGCGAAGACCTGTTATCTCTCCAACGACACGTTGATATTGTTCATAATTAGAAACACCCCCCGAAGCAAGGGTTTCTTCTAAACTAGCAATACGTTCTCTGTATTTTTTAAGTAAAAACTCTACAACCTTTATGTAGTCCACTATGCGTATTTAGTTTTCTTTCTACGATCAGGCATAACCATACCACATCCTCTGTGATACAGCCCACCTTTTGCAGCTTTTGCAACTTTTTTACTCTTTTTACCTAATAAATCTGAATCAGCTTTTCTTGCACCACCTTTTCCTGTAGCAAAACTTCTTACTCTACCACAACCCCAACTATGAGAACTTTGTCCAGGACGAGAGCCAGAACTAAAGTATGCACCTTGACCACGTTTATAAACTTTGTTTAGTGTTGCTGTAGATTTACCACTACTTTTTGCGTACTTCTTTACGCATGCTGGTGTTGCCATTCTTTTTCCTTTTTTTGTTTTTTCCGCCTTTAGTAACGGACATTTTAATACTTGATCTATTTATCATACTATAGTTTTATCTCATTTACGCTCTTTTTTTCTTTTTCCTATCTTTAGCTCTAGAACGCTCTACTGCTGCAAAATCAGCTGCAGTCATTTTACCTGAAGCGTACTTTTTTTGAGTTCTAAGGATTTCCCTTTCTCTAGCTTTTGGATTTTTAGCACCTTTTACATAAACTTGAGGTACTCCTTTTTTCGTCTTTTTGACTTTTTTAAATTTTCTAGTCGCCATCGTATAAATTATTAAATGTTATAGCAGGGTCTAGATAAGTATCATGACCTTCTGCTGAGTGTAAATGTTGTGAAGGTAAGAAATCAGGTGCACCTTCCCCTGTAACCCAGAGTGCTGGGCTAGTAGCACGTACTCTATTGTTAGGTAATGCTATAAAATTACCTTTCCACTTACAATCTTCTGTAATATAGAGTACGTGTGATTGTTTATGTTGTGCTGGATCATCAGCGATATCAGAATCAGTATAGTCTACTGTAAACATGTATTTTCCAATATACCACTCTCCACCAATTTTGCATTTCCAAGGTGAACTGCTTACTCTATCCATCACTATTACACTGTGGTTTCTAGATTCGCAATCCCAAGGTTGTACTAAATGATCTTCCATTGGTTCTCCCCATTTTTTAAGAGGAATATCTGCAATTAATGCTTCTATAGGCATACGTGCCCACATCGCACCACCATGAATATTTTTATCACCATAACCTAGTTGGTTTTCGCATCCTGTAAAAACAACTTGAAAACTAAGCGATCTATCTGGTATAGTATTTACAGCTATAGCTAAAGCATGTAAATATTCTCCGTGGTATTTTAAATGGTTTACAGTAAATTCTCTCCTCACCCAACACGGAAAGTGTGGGATATTACTGATTAGATAAGACACTAATTATATCTTTTAGATAGTTTAGCAAGATCTTTAGATGTCAAACCTTGGCGTTTTAGATAAGCTTCAGCTAAATCTAATTTTTTAGACTTAGGTTTACCTTTCATCATGCCACCTTTAGCCATGCCTTTGGTTTTCTTCATCATGCCACCTTTAGCCATGCCTTTGGTTTTCTTCATCATGCCACCTTTAGCCATGCCCTTAGTTTTTTTATACATAACTACCTCCTTTTAGTAGTTCGTTTAGCTTGTTTAAAGTTTTGTCTCGTAGGAGCACCTTTTGCTCCTGGTTTACGCATACGTTCACCAGATCCAGCTTTTATCCTTCTACGTTTAGCGTTTATATTAGCGTACAATCCTGGTCTTTTACTAGTCATTTTTATCCTCTGCGTCTTTAACTTCTTTAAGAAGATCAGCATAATCTTCTTGCCCTTTTAGTTTTGTTTCTAGTGCAACTTTTTCTCTTGCTGCTGCTATTCTTTGTTGTGCAATATCTTCATTTATATCTGCTTTATTTAATGCTACTTGTGCATCTAATTGTTTTAGTGTTATATCTGTTTGTGCACGTAATTGATCTGCTTGTGCTTTTCTTTGTATTTCTGCTTGTTGTAATTCTAGTTGTGCTTTAGCTAAATCTACTTGTGGTTGTTGTTGCGCTATTTGTTGTGCTTGTAGCATGGCTTGTTCTTGTCCTGTAATTTGTTGTGTTGCTTGAGCTGCAAAAATAGCTATTTGGTTTTCGATTTCTTCTGGCACAGGTTGTCCTTCTGGTGGTAATTGAATACCTTGTTGTGCTAATAGTTGTTCTACTTGTACTCTATATTTTAATGCTTGATGTTCTTGTATATGTGCTTGTAATACAGCCATAGCTTGTGGATTTTGTTGTACCGATGGACTTTGCATAAATGCCATATGTGCTTGAATATGTGCATCGTGGTTTTGTTCTATAAACGCTTTTAATGGCATACCCATTAGAGCGTCTTGGTTTTCTTGTATAGGATCTTTTGGATTCATATTATCTTCAGGTTCAAGTATTTGATCTATATCTTGAACACCAAGTGCTGAATACATCTTATGATAAGCTTCACGTAAATTATGTAATTGTGGTGCACTTTGTGCTAATTGTAGTTGTGTTTGTGCTAATACGACACGTTGGCTCATACTAAAGATATTTGGATCACTTACAGGTAATATATCTACTTGCCCGTCAAAATCTCTAGCATATACTGTTCTTGAACCACCAACAACATCATAAGGATATTCAGTTGGTAGTGATTCTGAAAAAACCCTAGCTAATAGTTTAAATTCTATTTTTTGGGCGAAATGTAAACGTTTATGTATAGCAGACATAATTTTACTACCACGTTCTAACATAGCTATCGTTGT